ATCTCTTCGCTACTCAAATTCGTGTTGATAATCGTATTGGTCCGATTATCCAGGATCTTGAACAATATCTGATGCGCCCATTCATTTCGCCTCGTATCAGCCTTGCGACTCTCTTTCCCAAGGTCATCCAAGAAGAGGAAATCAACCTCAGACAGTAGCTTAACCATCTTCGCTTCTGAAAATCCATTGTCAAACTCAAAGCTTTCACGAATCTTATCAAACAAAGTCACTACTGATACAAAAAGCACGGTTTTAGGTTCATCATAAGACTTAAATTGCTCATTGAGAAACCGAGCTAATCCATAGGTCAGATGACTCTTACCAACACCAGAAGGTCCTGTGATGATGGCATTTCCAACTGTACCTTTGGCATATTCACGTTCCAACCGCTTCACAAAATTCATAGCCTTTTCATCAATATCGACCTGAATCTCATAGTCATGTAGTGACTTACTGGCCAGCTTAGTTGAAACGATACTATCGCGAGTAAAGACCTCATAAGTGTCCGATAGCTTGCTTTTAACTTCAGATTCCATGTTCAGTTGCTTTTCAAAGCGTCGAATATTCTCTTTCTCACACTCAGGACATTGACTGATTTCCTCAACCTTGCCCTTGACAGGAATCTTAACAGACCAAAGATGGCATCCATGGATTTCACAGACATCATCAAGAACTGTTCTGATTCTGAATTGTTTAAACTGTTTCATCTAAAACCCTAGCCTTTCGTCAACCTTATTTTTTTCAGGTAAATGCTGACTCTTTAAGGCTTTTTGTAAATATTCTTCAAATTTAGACGCCTTAAAAAGTGTCGATGGTCTGAGGTATTTCGTCATATCTTTATCCTTCTGCCAATCTGGTACACCAACCTTGTGCATCCATTCATCTGTCTTGTCTTTGATGACTAATTTCAAATCACTTACAGAATATCCTTCGTTTAATCTTGCATCAATAAGTTTTTGAGTAGACTTATTATTAACTCTAAAACTTGACTTGGTCATCTCGTTTAAATACGAGATAATTTCTTTATAAATCGACAATTTATTATTGTTATTATCTATCTCGTTATTATCAGTCTTGTTTGTCTGTAAAATTTCCAGTTCCGATACTGTAGTTTTTACAGTTCCAGACTGTAAAATTTCCAGTTCCGATACTGTACTATTTACAGTACCGTCAACAGCACTGATATAGATTCTGTTAGGTAGGTTATTCCCCTGCCTAACTTCTTTTAATAGCCCTACATCCTTCAATTCTTTTTTGAATTTGATAATCGTCTTTTCGCTACTGTTCAAATCAACCATAAGTTGCTCATTAGTGTAGTATTGAAAAACATTGCCATCTCTGTCATGCCAACCATTCTTTATTGAAAGTTCTAGTCTTCCAAATAAAAGCATGTACAAGAGTTTTGCATGATTGCTTAATGTCTTATATTTCTCATCATAGATGAATGGCTTTGGAAATTTGAAAAACGATAAGAAGCCAGTGACTTCACTTTTTTTAATCATGGTTATACCTCCTCCACACTTGAAAATTTCGTGTACTCTTTGTGAAAGTACAACTTCACTGTCCCTAGACTGCCCTGCCGATTTTTTTCCAGGATCAGCTCCGTCACATTATTCGCTTCTTGACTGTCAGCTTGCTCTTTCTGGTAGTAGGCCTCGCGATACAAGAATGCAACAATGTCAGCATCTTGCTCAATCGAACCTGACTCTCTCAAATCTGCTAACATCGGGCGCTTGTCCTGTCTCTGCTCAACCGCTCGGCTTAACTGTGACAAGGCAATGACAGGTACTTTCAAATCTTTAGCAAGTATCTTCAATTCCCTTGAAATCTCTGAAACGATTTGCTGACGATTCTCGCCCTTTGCCCCAGTTATCAACTGCAAGTAGTCAATGATGATGACACCCAGACCGCCCATTTCTTGAGCGAGTTTTCGAGCATTCGAGCGTATCTCTGAAATCCGAATACCAGCAGTATCATCCACGAAAATAGGCGCATCATAGAGATTATTTTGAGCTTGCACAAGACGTTTCCATTCGTCCGTACTCAAATTCCCAGTCTTCAGATGATAAGCTAGAACCATGCCCTCTGATGCCAACATACGCTCGATCAGTTCCTCTGCGCCCATTTCAAGCGAGAAGATGACAGCAGGCTTTCCTTCCTTAGTGGCTACATACTTAGCGATATTCAGAACCAGTGCCGTCTTCCCCATGGCAGGTCGCGCAGCAAGGATAATAAGATTTCCTTCATGAAGGCCTGTTGTAATCTTATCCAATCCGACAAAGCCAGTAGACAGACCTGTCACAACTCCATCTGTCTGCGATCTGGTCTCGACCATCTGCATATGTGTATCAAGGATATCAGCCACATTACGAAATCCTGTACCTGTATTCTGATTGCTGATGTCAAGCATAGACTTTTCGGTCTTGGCGATAATATCACTGATTGATACATCACCTTGATATGCAATGGAAAGTGAGTCCGACAAATCAGCAATTACTCTTCTTAGTGTCGCCTTTTCTTTAACAAGCTTTGCGTAGTGCTCCACGTTTTTGGAAGTTGGTGTGGAGTTCACTAACTCGGCAACGTAGTTTATACCACCAATATTTGAGATGTCACCTTGATTGTTAAGAGCTGACACCATGGTAGTAGCATCGATTGGCTCACCTTTTTCAAGCAATGACAACATGGTCTTAAATACAATCTTGTTGGCTGGTTTATAGAAATCATCAGGGACCAATTCATCTGCCAGCGAAATGATTGTGTCAGGGGAGATGAAGACTGAACCAAGAACAGACTGTTCCGCAACTAGATCATGAGGTAGTATTCTAAAATCTTCACTCATGCCCTAGCTCCCCATTTTCGTTGATTTCTACGAAAATCCATGGTCATTTCCTGATAAAGCAACCGCCCATTTTCTTCTAAGAGGCCTGCATTTTGCATTCTTAGCAAATCATTATGACTTGCTTCTTCCTGGTAGTCGTTAGCCAGTCTGTCATAATCTTCGATGCATGCTCTAAAAACTTGTGGTACATCCTCAATCGATGAAGGAAGTCCGACAGGCGGCTGAGTGTCATAGGTGAATCTCCTGTCGCTATTTTTCAAGTTTCTTCGGGCAACTTCAACGAAATCTTCTGTTTTTTCAATGATGACTACTACATTTTGTTCATCCGATTTTTCATTTTTAGCAGTCAATAGCATCAGGATAAAGATCCCTATAAAGATGGCCACTAAACCTAGCAGCTGGCTTGTAATTGTTGGTTCTGTCATTTCACTTCTCCTAAATAACTTTTTCTTTCAGTGTTTCAAAAACTTCAAACTTCAAATTTGTCTGTTCTTTTATTTTTTTCAATACACTAAGCACTGTGTCATCTTCGTTAAACTGAATGATGGTATCACTTATAACTAGTTCATAGATGTTAGACATAATTCTATTATCTGTTTCTGTTTGTTCATCGGATTCTAGTTCTAAATCGATTTCGTTCTCATAATTTTTGAGAGCGTTAGCGGATTCATTAAATCCATGAAGTAACAATGTTCTTTGTAAAATTTCATTCACATCAATGTATTTATCTAAGCTTTCTCTTTCTCTTGCTCGTTTTGTTTCTTCAGGAAACAGAATATGCATTCTATCAAAGATTTTGCTAAGTATTTTTACATTCTTTTTTGTTGGCTTTGTTTGAGTGTTTACAATACTAGCCATCGGATATCCTTTAGTAAATCCAAGTTTTAAATCTAAATCACTGGCAGAGGACGAAACCTCTTTTCTAAGATTTTTTAAAATATCAATAAGCAAAGTTGCCCACATTATCGACATAAAATCATGGCCAAATGAACCGTTGTAATCGTTTGGTTTGTCAAGTGGATTGAATTTCTCGTTGGATAAATCTTGTACAATTTTTTTAAGATTTTCATCTTCGTGCTCATATCTTTCAAAGAAATTTCGTAAACCTGGTCTATTCTCTTTTTTCATCTTATGTTTGTATGCTTTTTTATTATTCATATTTTTTCTCCTTACGCTCTTAATTTTCGTACTTCTTTTTCTAGTTCCAAAATCTCATAAACATCATTGACATCGTACATAATATCTTTCCCTTGCTTACGAAATCTTAATCCTTTGCGTTCT